ATTTGCAAACTCGGCTGCGGTGGTTCCATCTGTTGACCAACTGCTCATATCGGACATTGAAATTTCGCCATCCTTAATCCATTTATCGATTTGACTCTGGTCGACAATCATGCCCCTTGATACCTGGTCGGTTACATCTTCATTGTCATTTATAAAGTCCTTAAGAGAATCTTTTTCATCAGCAGAAATACCCTCATAAGAAACCTGCTGAAATTGATGAATTGCATCAAGTTCTCTCTTCTCTCTTTCTTCTTCGGTCTCGGCAGGTTCCTTATCCTTGGCATGTTTCCATTCCTCATAGGTCATATCGCCCAACTTCTCGTCATACCGCTTATCGTTATAATCCACCCCAGGAATATCGACAACCAGGGTACACCGACAGTTATAAATCATTTCCGGCTCCGCACTCGGATCCCCAGGAAACGAAATCTTATATCCATCGGTTTCAAAATCTTCGTTATAAGCCACAACCATATTATCCAAATGGCGATGTTCCATACGAGTACGATCATCCAAAGTAGCAATCCACTTCTTGTTGGTTTTGATTCCCAACTTCTCTGCTCGCTCATACGAATCGAGCCTGCCTTTATTTTCGGCGGCGGTGGTATAAGTTCTCGCATTTCGGATTGCGGCATTCTCATCCATGTTCGCAACCGAACTCAAACGATTCGCAATCCCACCCATAGATTCGCCTTGCAAGATACCCTGCATAACCGCCGAAGTTAACTTCTGACGATTCCAGAGTTCGTCTTTCGGAATGTCGACCTTGGGCATTGGAATAATTTTAGGATCCTCTTTAAGCAGGTTTTTTACTGTGTCCACATCATACAAAGAAAAGCCGGTGTTGATTTTAGAACCATGCTCCACTTCATAAGTGCCATAATTCATATTATCACCATAGGCTTTTATATTGTTTCCCTGGATAAGGGCAGCAGCCGCCTTGTCTGCGTTGACCAAGGTATTCGTCATGGAATCTCTTAACTCTTCCCACCGCTTACCGGTAGCCACCTGCCCTATGCGCCAGTTCTCATATTGAGTTTTCGTGATCAGACCGTCTGCGAGTTTTTTCTTCATATCCGCATCTTTCCGGTCAAAATCAGCATAATGCTTAAGCATTTTATTTTCCAATTCTTTAGCAGCCACACCATATTCCTTGGAAATAATGCTCTCTAACTTCTTTAAGTCCTTATCGGTTTGTTCGTGACCTAAATCACTCATCGCCACCTCCGAATCGGCTCATATCCTCGCCGTCTATTTCAGCAAGAACCTCGTCTGTCTTATCGCCATCGCCCAAAAGGGTTAAAATCTTTTCGGTTACATAATCGGCACTCAAGTACTGTGCGCCCTGCAAAATAACCTGGATATTTTCAGTTGCGTTAACAACCATCGACCTTGTGAATGACGGAGTATCTTCAATTCCTGCCAGAGCCAAAATGCCATCAATAAAATCGATTACGCAATACTCATAGCCGTCTGCTTTTTCGTTCACCGGCTCATAAGCCGCCTCAATCTGCGTAGCGGTTACGGCACCCGATGCAAGGTTCTTTGTATCCAGAGCCATGAAATCTTCATACATATCCGCTCTCAAGCGATCAAGCAATTTCTCTCTCGCTTCGGTCGGAATCTGAATTGTATTCGGTTCGGCTTTCTGATCATCATCGACATTTGCCGCATGTTTGGTTTTCAATCTCTGCAGGAACTCCGCAATATCGATATCATCCATACCACCGGCATTCTGAATAATCCAATAAATTTCAGATGCATCATCGACATTGTTACAAAAGCCGGACTTGATTAAATCATAAGCATCGATGTTCTCTCTCATACCCTCGAACTCGGATTGCTTATATTTATTCGCCCATAAAGGCACTATAGGGAATGACGGATAATTCTCGCCATCATAAATCTCCATGCCATCAGCAGCGGTACCCTTTAATTTTTCGATATAACTTCTCTTCGGGTTCAACTCTTCGCCGTTCTCACCCTTGCGCCAGATATAATCTGTATATCCATCGATTTCATAAAAGGTCGCTCTCAAAGGTTTGGTATCGTCTAATTGCCAGAAACGGATACCTGCCATAATCGCTCCGGTCTCTTCATCGAGCAAAGGTACGAACTCAAGCAGAGAAAAAATCTCGACATGATCCAAATTCCAAAAACCGAAAGCCTCTCCATGCACGATTGCATTCTCGCCTGCATCCTGGAGTCTGGTATCGAAATCCTTACCGAGTTTCTCTTTGGTCTTTTCATCGCCCCACTTAACACCATTTCCCAAAAGAAACTGATTCTGCTGTCGAACCAGGCGGTTGAAAATATTGGTTCTCAATTTATAATTTGCGCTGAAATCATCGGGAATTGCCTTGCCTGCTGCCGTATACAGAAACTTCTGAAATTGCATAATTGTTAAATTCTTATGCTTATTATACGAATCAGCAATACTCGCAAGAATATAATTCTCACTTCCCTTATGCGTTTCAATTGCTCTTTTGAGAAAATCGGTAATCTTCTCATTTTGCTTTAAAGCCGTCTGCAAATCCTGGTAGGTAATCATAATCTCCTCCTTGTCGCTTCTCTTATAACATGCTCCGTCTTGACAAAATAACGAACAGCATCACATCCATGGTCTTTTTCTTTTATCGGTCTATCGTCTTCCGCTTTCGGATCCCAAGAATAACCGGACATTTCTTCAATCAGATTCTCGCACCTGGGAGTAATGACCAGATATCCGTTATCCAGAGCATTGGCGGTTTCTCTTATACCATCGGCAACATCATTGTCTGCCTTAAGAACAGTAAAACGATGTTCATACTTTTTCAAAAGAGCGATAAAAGATGCCGCAGACGGATCGATAATAGTTTTAATTCTTCGACCGGTGTCGATATCGCATACAAAAGCAACCAGATCATTCAAATATTGCGCATCGGTCTTCTGAATCTTCGAGTCTCTTCCGGAATAATAGTATTCACGCAAAGCATACCACACTTTGTCTATTTTGCCAATTAAATATGCAGCAAAAGCATTCTGCGTACCATAGTCTATAGACAAGCGATATTCAGACGGAGTAACATCCGGTGCTTCATGAATTGCTTTTTCATACATCGGATAAATCAAGCCCTCTGCGATACACCGCTCGCCCAGGATGTCTCGCCTATACCAGACCGAGCCTTTCGTATATTGGCTTTCAATCTCGGCTCTACGAACTTCGGAAATTGACAAATTATCCTTAATCGTAAAATGCTGATATTGATAGCCGCCCACAAAAGATTTTTTATATGCATCGATATAATCGGAATAAATCTTATGACCAGGGTTACAAGGGTTCAAATCCCATAAAACCAATGGACTCTTCGCAGCCAATTGTCGACCGAAAGCAACTTTGATAAATGAAGTCCTGGAATCTTCTGAATCATAATGCTCGTTGATTTCCGTTGCGATCCACAAACCATACGAGTTACCCAGGATCCTTTTATACGAATCAGCCTTGGCACCGCCGGCAAAGATAACAACTTTCTGACCGGTCTTGGTTGCAATAAATAATGCTTCGTTGTCTCGAAACTTACCCCACTTGCACCTACCTGCAAATAGGTTCTCAAGCCCATACCCATTACAAACACCAATATTCAACTTGGCATTACCAATAGTTGAGCCGCTTGCCAAATGGATCTTGTCCGGACATGTCTCTAAATACATAGCAGCGATAATACAATGGTCGATTGTCTTACCACTACGAATTGCGCCCTCGGCAACATTCATGCGGTTCTGCAGGGCATTTTTTATATAAGCCTTATGCTTTTTTGAAAATGGTTTCCAATCAATCGTCTGCTTCGTTTGCATTTAACATATCCGCCAAAGGAGTTAAATCTTCAATTTGCGTTACAATCTGCTCGATGCGGTCGGTCTGACCAAGATAATTCTTGCCCAGGAATATTGCCATCGCCGCATTCTTTTGCGCAAGTTGGAATTGCGCTCTACGCAAAGATACAAACCCGATTTTCCTTTTTTGTGAAAAAACTTCGGAAAAACTGTCTCCATAGGTTTGCTTACACCAAGTATTCAAAGTCTTATCTGTGGTATTAAACCAACTACAGATTTCTTCCTGCGTACATTGCAACCCACATAACTTTTCAAATTCTTCTTGATTGATTGTTTTTTTCGGTCTTCCACCTTTGTTTTTTTCCATAGCACACCTCGATTCTTTGAAGTGTCCGAGAGCAAATTACTTTTCGCCCTCGGATATTAAAACGGCTTTCTCACCGGTAAAGTTCTCCCACCGCTGAACAATGACATCTACGAACCTTGGATCCAATTCCATGATATATGCGTTTCGGTCTGTCTGCTCGGCAGCAATCATTGTGGTACCGGAACCACCAAATAAATCTAAAACATTCATCGCCTTATCGGATGAATTTGTTATGAACTTTGCAATAAGGCGAACCGGCTTCATGGTCGGATGCAAATCGTTGACTCTCTGCTTGTTTTCACGAATGATATCCGTCTCCAGGGAATCCCACATATCCTTAATGACATTTCGAAGTTCATCCTCGGACATGAAATCGATAGTCTCAATAACCGACCGCTGCTTTCTGCCGCCATGCCATACCTTAATTGATTTGCCCTTGCAGCCCATCAAGCAAGGTTCGTAAATGGAGCCGCCCAAAACAAGATGGTCTTTAACCCAGATTAACTCCTGCTTATAAGTTAAGCCAGATTCTTTCATGGCTCGCATAAAGGTGCCATGTCCCATCTCCTTATAAAAGACATAAATGGATGCGCCGTCTTTCATTGAATGCACATAACAGTTATAAGCAGCCAAAAGGAATTTATAAAATTCTTCTTCCGGCATGTTATCGTTCATAATCTGTTTGGACTTTCTGTCTTTTGTATTTCCCGAACCGGAATAAGCCATATTATAAGGTGGATCCGTAACAACCAAATCCGCCTTAATACCATTTAACAATTTATCCACATCAGAAATCTTTGTGGAATCGCCGCACATAACACGATGTCTGCCTATCTGGTAAATCTGACCATACTTCGCCTTGGGTTCTTCCGGCGGCTCCGGCGGTGTATCTTCCACAATTTCAATATCTTCGTTTTCTTCCGGCAAATCCCAATCCAAATCAAAATTATCAAAATTTAGATCTTCAAGTTCTTCCGAAAGCAGGTCGAAATCCCAATCAGACTCATTGAGTTTATTATCCAAGAGCCTTAACTTCTTAACCTGGTCTTCGGTCAAATCTTCCATACGCAAAACCGGAACGGTTTTCATCTTCAGCCGCTTCGCAGCA